CATAGGTAAAATATTTTTAAGGAGACACAAAATGGCAGATCCAAAGAAATTTGAAGAAATGCTTGAACGCCTAATTAATGAAGATAAAGCAGGTGCAGAAGAGCTTTTCCATGAAATCGTAGTTGAGAAATCACGCGAAATTTATGAAACACTTTTAGAAAAAGATCTAGAAGATGATGAAGAAGTTGATGAAACTTCTAAAGAAGATGACGACGATGTCGAAGAAGCTTCCAAAAAAGACGATGACGAAGTTGAAGAAGCTTCTGATTCCGACGATGATGACGAAGTTGATGAAGATTTTGATCTAGACGAATTTGAAATTGACGCCGATGTAGATGCCGATGCACCAGTACTAGGAAGCGACGAAGACGCAACCGATGATATGATGGCTGACGTTGAAATGCCCGATGAAGAAGGTGAAGAAGGCGGCGAAGAAGAAATTGAAGATCGTGTAGAAGACCTTGAAGACGCACTTGACGAGTTAAAAGCTGAATTTGAAGAGCTAATGGCTGGTGATGCAGGCGGCGAAGAAGGCGAAGAAGAAATGGGAGACGAAGAAGGTGCAGAAATGGAACTACCTGGTGAAGACGATGCCGGAATGGAAGTAGAACCAGAAGAAGCTATTGAAGTACCTACTGAAGCTGTAGAAGATGACGAAGACGAAGTTGAAGAATCAAAAGCTCCGATGTCTGATACAGAGCAGATGCGCGAATATGTTGAAAAAGTAACAGCATCAATGGGCGATGACGGTGCAAACACCAAGTCCGTAGTAGCTGGTGCAAATGACATGGGCGGTTCTGCAAAAAACTTGGCACAAGGTAAAGAAGAAAGCGGACGTTCTGCTCCTTCTACTACTGAAGAAGACTTTGATAACGTAAACGTTCCAGGTGGAAAGGCTGCTAAGTCATTGTCAAAAAATGCCAAAGGCCACGGCGCTGAGAAAAAAGGCGCAGGCGAAGAAGGTTCTACTAATAAAAAGTCAATTGTTGCTTAATTAGTGGAAGTAATTTAAGGATTTTGAATGCGGAATTTATGTGAGACCTTAACATTCGATCAAGCACAGATGGTCGTTGAATCTGCCAATGAAGGCAAAGACCTTTTTATGAAAGGAATTTGTATTCAAGGAGGTGTACGCAATGCTAATCAGCGTGTATATCCCGTGAATGAAATTGGTAGGGCTGTCAAAACCCTTAACGATCAAGTGACGGGCGGATATTCGGTTTTAGGTGAAGTCGATCATCCAGAAGGACTTAATATTAATTTAGATCGTGTAAGCCATATGATTACAGAGATGTGGATGGATGGCCCAAACGGTTATGGGAAATTAAAAATACTACCTACCCCGATGGGACAACTAGTTCAAACAATGCTTGAAAGCGGAGTTAAATTAGGCGTTTCATCGCGCGGTAGTGGTAATGTTACAGAAGACGGTTCGGGAGAAGTTTCCGAATTTGAAATTATTACTGTTGATGTTGTGGCTCAGCCCAGCGCACCAGGTGCATATCCTACTGCAATTTATGAACAATTAATGAATTCTAGGGGAGGATATCAGGCATACGAATTAGCAAAGGCAACAAGAAACGATACAAAGGCTCAAAAGTATTTAAAAGAATCGCTGATTAACTTAATCGGTCGACTCCAATAACTAGGAGAAATAAACATGTTGGATGCACTAAAAACTCTATTTGAAAACGATGTTGTTTCAGAAGAAGTGCGCCGCGAGATCGAGGAAGCATGGGAAGCAAAGGTAAAAGAAAATCGCCTTGCTGTTACTGCTGAACTTCGTGAAGAGTTTGCTCAGAAATATGAACATGATAAGCATGTAATGGTGGAAGCTATTGATGCTTTGGTTACTGAGAAATTAGCAGAAGAAATGAATGAGTTTGCTGACGATCGCAAACAACTAGCTGAAGCTAAAGCAAAATATGCAGTAGCAATGCGTGAAAATGCAATTGTACTCAAAGAATTTGTTTTAAATTCATTAGCTAAAGAAGTTTCTGAACTACACGAAGATCAAAAAATAATGGCTAACAACTTTTCAAAACTCGAGGAATTTGTGGTAGACTCCTTAGCTAATGAAATAGCTGAGTTTTACGAAGACAAAAAAGACGTGGCAGAAACTAAGGTACGCCTTATTAAAGATGCCAAAAAACACTTGACTAAAGTTAAAGAAAACTTTATTCAACACAGTGCAAAAACAGTATCTAAAACAGTTGACAAAGCCCTACGTGGCGAAATTACTCAACTTAAAAATGATATTGAAGTTGCACGTAGAAATGATTTTGGACGTAAAGTCTTTGAAGCATTTGCAAATGAATATGCCGGAAGTTATTTAAATAAAAAATCCGAAACTGCTAAACTTTTAAAAGTTATTAATACAAAAGATAAGCAACTAGCAGAAGCAAAAACATTTGCTGTAAAAGCTAAGAAGGTAGTGGAAGCACAAGAGAGACAAAAAGACTCACTTATCGAAACTGCAAAGCGTAAAGAAATTATGAATGGTTTAATTGCACCATTGAGCAAACCTCAACAAGAAATTATGACAGACTTACTGGAAAGTATTCAAACTAGCAGACTACAGTCACAGTTTGAAAAATATTTGCCAACAGTTATTGATGGCGAAGCACCAGAAAAGCAGAAGAAGGCTAAATTGATAGAAGGCAAAGAAATTACAGGCAACAGAGAAATAGTAAAAACTAGTAAAACAGTAGACGATTCAAATGTCATTGATATTAAACGTTTAGCTGGACTTATTCCAGCCGGCGAGACTCGTTTAGCTGGGATAAATTAAGGAGAAAATAATGTCAGAACTACTAGAAAGTCGCTGGCAGGATACCAAAGGTGCCCTTCTTGAAGGCCTTATAGGCACAAAGAAAGCCGTTATGGCAACTACTCTGGAAAATACTCGTAAGTATTTGTCAGAAGCTGCTACTGGTGGCGCTACTTCTGCCGGAAATGTCGCAACTCTTAACAGAGTTATTTTACCCGTTATTAGACGTGTAATGCCAACCGTTATTGCTAACGAATTAGTTGGTGTTCAGCCTATGACAGGTCCCGTGGGACAAATCCACACTCTGCGTGTTCGCTATAGCGACACCAATGATAATGTAGTAGCTGGTGAGGAAGCACTTTCCCCATTCAAGATTGCTACAGCATATTCAGGTACTGGTACAGACCCAGCAGGCGTTGCAGATGCAACGGCTACGTTAGAAGGGTCAGCTGGTCGAAGAATGTCAATTCAGATCATGAAGCAAACTGTTGAAGCAAAAACTCGTAAGTTGTCAGCTCGCTGGACTTTTGAGGCTGCTCAGGATGCACAATCACAGCATGGTATTGACGTTGAAGCAGAAATTATGGCTGCTTTAGCACAAGAAATTACCGCTGAAATTGATCAGGAAGTTCTCAATAGCCTAGGTACCCTAGCTGGTACGGCTGCTGAAACATATGACCAAGCTGCTGTAAGTGGTACTGCTACTTTTGTTGGTGATGAACATGCTGCTTTAGCTGTTCAAATCAATCGCGTTAGCAATTTAATTGCACAACGTACACGTCGCGGTGCAGGTAACTGGTGTGTTGTTAGCCCATTTGCGTTAACAATTCTACAGTCTGCAACAACTTCAGCTTTTGCACGTACCACAGAAGGTACTTTTGAAGCTCCAACTAACACAAAGTTAGTAGGTACTTTGAATAGTGCAATGAAAGTATATGTTAACACATATGCTGCTGATAGTGCCGACGTATTGGTTGGTTATAAAGGTTCAAGCGAATCTGATGCTGCTGCATTCTATTGCCCATACATCCCATTGATGTCAAGCGGTGTAGTGTTAGATCCTAGTTCATTCGAGCCAGTCGTATCATTTATGACACGATATGGTTACGTTGAGCTTTCTAACTCAGCAAGTTCGCTAGGTAATGCTGCTGATTACTTGAGTAAAGTAGCAATTACTAACGCTAACGTT